TTTGAAAATGGATCAGAATTTCTAGTGCGAAATATTGATATTCGCGTCCCAGTGATAGGTGAGTCTACAATGGAAGGTGAAATAGTAAAATGGAACATTGCTTGTTCGGGTAATATGACCATCATTGATGAAGTAGCAATAATAACATGATTAAAAGGTTTAAATAATGAGTGAAAAATTTAGGTTTCATATCCTAGGATTACCACATACGGTAAGTAGTAAAGAATTTAATGCCTGTGCTTACACACAAAAAGTTGTCAAGTTTGGTAAAATGATGACTGAACGTGGTCATACAGTGATTCACTATGGACATGAAGATAGTGATTTAGTATGTACTGAACATGTACCAGTATTAACTAATGAAGATTTTGAAATTGCTTATGGTAATTATGATTGGCGTAAAAACTTTTTTACATATGATATGAATGATCATGCTTATCAAACATTCTTTAAAAATGCCATTGTAGAAGTTGGTAAACGTAAACAAAAAAATGATTTTATTTTACCATTTTGGGGTTCTGGTACTAGACCAGTTTGTGATGCTCATCCAGATTTAATTTGTGTAGAGCCTGGTATTGGTTATGCTGGTGGTCATTGGGCACGTTGGAAGATTTTTGAAAGTTACGCTATCTATCATGCATATTATGGCATTAAGGCTGTTGGTACATGTATGCAAGATTGGTATGATGTAGTTATACCTAACTATTTTGATCCAGATGATTTTGAATTTAAAGAAAAAAAACAAGATTATTTCTTGTTTTTAGGACGAGTATATAGTGGTAAGGGTGTTGATATTGCAGTTCAAGTTACCAAAGAAGTTGGTGCTAAATTAGTTATTGCTGGTCAAAACCCAGAAGAAAGAACATTTCCAGATCATGTTGAATTTGTTGGATATGCTGATGTTGAAAAGCGTAAAGAACTTATGTCTAATGCCAAAGGCGCTTTTATTGCTAGTCAATATATAGAACCATTTGGCGGAGTTCAAGTTGAACTACTATTCAGTGGTACACCGACTATTACTAGTGATTGGGGTTCATTTGTTGAAAACAATATTCATGGTGTAACTGGTTATCGTTGTCGTACATTTGATCAATTTGTCTGGGCAGCCAAAAATATTGACAAAATTGATCCTCGTAATTGTCGTGAATATGCAGAAAACTATACATTAGAGAAAGTTGCTCCTATGTATGAAGAATACTTTCAGATGGTTTTGGATGTACATCAAGGAAAAGGATGGTATCAAGATCATCCAGAAAGACAAAATCTTGATTGGTTACATAAACAATATCCTACTCACATAGATCATCTAACAGTAGACGAAAGTAAAAAAAAAGAATAGTATTTTACACCGAGCCTGAATGGGCTTTCGGTGTAATTCACTATGAATTAACCAAATATTTATTTGATCAAGGAGTCAATGCTACAGTATTGACTTGGAACAAAAATTATAATAGTCAAGAAATTCAAGAATTAAGTGACAATATTGATTATTTTGTTGCTAATCCATATGGAGTTTCTTTATTAATAGATAAGTTTGGTATTGTCCCAGAAAAATGTATAGTAGTGGCTCATGCTGTTCGTGACATACATGATTTACTTAATTTTACTAAAGAAAATAGAAGTCGTTTACACGGGTATGGTGTAGTCAGCGAATGGTTATTTGAACAAAGTGCATCACTTAATGTTGATATAGTTCCAATGGTAGTTCCCATTGGTATCAACTATGAATCATTTGTTAGTGAACCAAACAAAGAACTAAAAACTATTGGATATGCTGGGACTATTAGTAATAATGCTATTCACAAAGATATTAAACGTTATTGGTTGGTTGAAAAAGTTGCACAAAAAACCAATCTGAATCTTAAACCAGCGGTATCATATCATAATAATTATGTGACTATGCAAGGTTATTATAAGACAGTTGATGCTGTAATTGTTGCCAGTACAGAAGAGGGTGCAGGTTTACCAGCATTAGAAGCTAGTGCTGCTGGTAAGTTAGTAATAAGTACACCTGTCGGAATATGGTTATCCAAATCTGGTAGAACTGGTCATACGGTTTCAATAGATGAAGAACAATTTTTAAGTGAAACTGAGAAATTATTAATATATTATAAACATAATCCAGAAGATTATATTAAAAAATGTCAACAAGCACAACAACATGCCAAACTTTATGATTGGTCTAATGTAATTAAACATTGGGTGAATTTACTTCAATGAAGTATGATTTTATAGAAATAGGAACTAGTAATTTTAATACACTTATTCAAACTGCGGATGATAATGCGGTTGGTTTAAGTATTGAACCAATTAAATATTACTTGGATCGACTTCCAAACAAATCTAATGTACAGAAACTTAATATAGCCATATCTAGATCAGATGAATGTGGTATACTTGATGTATATTTTGTACCAGAATTAGTTATTATTACTAATCGATTGCCAGGTTGGTTACGTGGATGTAATAGTGTTGGTGAATTTCACTTTCAACATACTAAATTGGGTATTACTGATTTAGTAGTTAAACAACCTGTTCTAGTAGTACCAATTGGTCAATTATTTAATCAGTATAATGTCACGGAATTAAAATATTTGAAGATAGATACAGAAGGATCTGATTGTTCGATTATGTTACATTTATATAAGTTTTTAAAAAATCAGTCAACTAGTCGTTATCCTAAACGTATTTTATTTGAAAGCAATGAATTAAGTGTGCCATCTGAAGTACTATTAGTTAAATCTAAATTTATTGAGATTGGTTATACAGTGGTTCAGACTGGTTATGACACAATTATAGAATTTAAGTGAATGTTTATTAAATTTTGGTTCAAAATGATAAATACTTATAATAACCGAGTAACTCTCGACAATTCATAAGGAAAATAACATGGGTCGCCCACTAAAAATCGCTAAAACAACTACTGTTGACATTGGTATTCCAAGTCAAACAGAAACAGGAAATATTGGTATCGTTGGTGGTGATGTAGCCACTATTAATACATTGGAAGTTACCGCTAATATTGAATATGCTCCTGGTCAATACGCCTCTGGCGCAAGTTATATCGTTCGTCAAAAAGGTATATATAAGTATCTTGTTGCTAACGTTGCAAATCCAGAACAACAGGGTATTTGCTATGTAACTAATAGTCTTACCCCAGTATCTGCTGGTCAAATGACGATTGTTGGAACAAATGCTGCAAGTGGAAATATTATTCTTGCTGTTGTTACAAATGAATACTGTGTGGCTTTTGCCGATCAGGGTAATATTACTAATAGCCCAGTAACATCAGTGAATTTAGAGTTGGGTGATTCATACTATCCGAGCTTTGTTGCTGCTAATGCTGCCCCACAACCTGGATCATTGACTCCACCTGGACAATATCCAATACTATTGTTACCTACAGTTTAATATAGTATTGACAATAAAAAGCCGCTTTAAGCGGCTTTTGTCATTTAATGGCTCGTTGAATAATATCTATTTTTTGTTGAATAATATCATAATTCAATGTAGCAAATAATCCACGATGTAATGGTTTGGGATAAGTTTTACCATCAATCCAAGCATAACCAATATGTTCATTATTTAATGTTGGAATAAATTCATCTGGTATAATACAGTAAAATGTATGATACACAAAGTTTTTATCTTCACTGGTAAACTGTTCTATGGGAAATAATTTAGCTTGTTCTGGCCAATAATCTATTTCTTCATGACATTCACGTTGTAAAGATTCTAATAATGTTTCATCACGATCAACTTTACCACCTGGTAATCCCCAAACATGTACATTTTTGTCATTACGTAATAAGAATAAATGACGTCCAGTAGATTGAGCACAAAACATTACTCCTACACCGTTAACTTGTCTTTTACTCATTATATAATAATACGCCAATCACCTTGGTTATAATACCCTTCATAACTCTTCATCCAACCTTGATCAGATAGATATCTATATTGAACTCCACTAGTTAAATTGGTTACAAATTGCATATCTTGTATTTGATCAGTATTGAAACTAATAACCCATTCAGTACCATCATATTCAATAATAGACCCAGCGATTGCCCCAGTGGTTAATCCAGCCCAGGCATTTGGTAAAGACTCATATGTTATTTGATGTGGTATATCAGCAACAATTAAGTAACGTTGACCAGAAATAGATGGTGGTAAACCTTCTCCTGGATATTTTTGAGTTGGATCAATAATACTATCAACTGGATCCAATGTATTTTGTGGTAATGTATCTGGATCAATATTATAGGTTAATATACTATCATCAAAAGAATCATA